CGGCGTTCACGCTGCCGGAGGCGGCTGTGAGCGCGTCGGCGATGAACCGTGCGACGAAAGAGGCGTTGACGGCGACGCTGGAGGAGGACGGCGTGACCGTGACGATCACGCCCGCGCCCGCGAAGGGCACGGACACAGTCGAGATCACATACACCGTTTCGACGGACGAGCGCGGCAGCGTCGGCGCAATGCGCTTCGGCGAGCTTTATAACGGCGCAGGCGACGGGCGCGTGTTCCTGTACGGCGACGGAACGAACCGCGCAATTTACTCCGGCATCGACTATGACGGCAAACCGACCGCAGAGTATTTCCCGGAGCTGAACGTGCTGGACATCGGGGACGCGAACACGCCCATCACGGCGATGATCCGCCACTATTCCCGCCTGCTCGCGTTCAAGGAGGACTCGACGTACTCCGTCGTTTACGGACAGATCACGCTTGCCGACGGCAGGCTGACGGCGGCGTTTTACTGGAACGCCGTGAACAAGGCGGTCGGCAACGTCGCGCCGGGGCAGGTGCGGCTTGTGGACAACAACCCCGTGACGGCGTTCGGGCAGAGCTTTTACCGCTGGGTCAACAGCGGCGGCTATTCCTCGAATCTGACGATCGACGAACGGCAGGCACGGCGTATCTCCGACCGCGTATGGAGAGAATGCAGCAGTATGATCCTCAAACTGGCGTACTGCTTTGACGATAACAACAACAAGGAATGGTACTGCGTGGAGGGCAACCGCGCGCTCGTATACAACTACGGCGTGGATGCATGGTATCTCTACGATCAGTTCCCCGTGACAAACATGGTGGCCTACGACGGCAAGCTGTTCGGCGGCATCGGGGAGCGGTGGGTGGAGGTCTCGGACGCATACCGCAGCGACGACGGCGAGGCTATCCGCGCAAAGTGGGTGAGCGGCTACATGTCGTTCGACGCGGATTACCGGCGCAAATACTCCGCTATGCTCTGGATCGGCATTGAGCCCGCCGTGAACGGAGAGGTGGACGTGACGATCGAGACCGACCGCAAGGCGGACTTCACGAAAAAAGCCGTGGCACAGAACCGGGCGAGCTTCCTCTACCCGAATTTTGCGAAATGGAGCTTTTCGACGTCGAGACGCCCGACCATCCACCGGCTGAAAATCAAGGCAAAGAAATTCATCTACTACCGGCTGATCCTCAAAAACGATTCGGATGCCTCCACCTGCACGCTGACGGCGGCAGATATCCGCGTCCGTTTCACGGGATACGCCCGTTAAGGAGTGTGAAAATATGGCATTTACCGAAATGGTGGACGATCTGGACATCATCGCCAAATATCCGGACGAGCCTTATGAGGAGGAGGGCTTCACCTCGGCCGCATTCAAGGCGAGCTTTGACCGTGGCGCGAAGCTGTGCAAGGCGGCGCTCAACGCGCTTGTGCGGGCGCTGAACGCCGTTACCGCGGCGGCGTCGGTCGGTTTTCGCCGGACGGCGAGCATCCCCGCGGACAACGTGCAGGCCGCGATCGAGAACGTGCAGGCGCAGATTGCAGGCGTTACGCAGGGCGCGATCCCGAACGGCAGCATCACCGGCGAGAAGATGCAGGACGCGGCTGTGACGACCGGCAAGCTGGAGGATGGCGCAGTTACCGGTGACAAGATCGCCGAAAGCACGATCACGGGCGAGAACATCGCCGACGGCGGCGTCGGGACGGCGCAGATCGGAGACAAGGCCGTTACGACCGGCAAGCTCGACGACCTCGCGGTATCGACGGACAAGCTCGGGAATCTCGCTGTCACGGAGGCGAAGCTGGCGACGGACAGCGTGACGAGCGACAAGATCAAGGCCGGAGCGGTCGGCGGAACGCAGCTCGCCGACGGCGCGATCCTCAAAAAGCATCTTGCGTCCTCGCTCATGCCCGTAGATGTGACGTCGGCCGTCCCCGTGGTCGGAGCGACACAAACGGCTGTTGAGCCTTTGATCCCGACGGCATGCACGAACGTTCGCGGGAAGTTCTTACGCTTTCCCATGTTCGGGATTGTGCTGTTTATGATCTCGTATGACGGCAACGTCGGATACAACCGTATCCAGTTTACCGGTAACCGGTATCTCCCTATCAGCGGATCAATCGCAGCTGTCGCGGTCGGCGCAGACGGGACGAACTACAACGTCACGTATGTGGCGAAGGAGGACGGGGAACCAAAACCGACGTGGGACACCGGCGACGGCCTCCGCATCTATCAGAGCGGCGGCGGCGCATCGCTGGTGCTCGGCTGGTACTTTACGGAGGAATAACGCATGGCAAACAAGATCAAACAGGGCGACGCCGGAACGGTCGGCGTTACGCTCACGATCAACGGCGATGCGGTGACGGCGGAGGACCTGCCGCTGCTGCATTGTGTTGAGTTCATGATCGGCGACGGCATCCGCAAGCTGTGGCCGGATGAGGTGACCTTCGCAGACGGCAAGTTCCACGTCCCCTACACGCAGGAGGAGACCTTCGCCATGGAGGAGGGCGACACGATCAACGTGGACACCCGCGTCCATTTTGAGACGAACGGCGCTCCCGCACAGGTCAAGGGCGTTACCGTCATGGGCAAGGTGAAAGTGACAGACGCGATCAGCGAGGAGGTGCTAACATGAGCGACAATCTGGAGCTGACCGCAGCTATCACAACCGACGAGCCGGAAGTCGCCGCGACGCTCGACGATCTGCGCTATCTCGTGTTCAAAGGCAAACAGGGCGATCCGGGCAAGGCGAAGTCAGCCTATCTCGACTATGACGTTGTACGTCTTATCGAGGACGATTCGATCTATACATCCCTGCTGATGCAGACGGACATCGACAACGGCATTCTTCCGTTTGTGATTAGCCCACGCGAGAACGAGTCTTCCGAGGAATACTTCGAGCTGGACTACAAAGATATTGGAGCAAATCCGGTCGTCCATTTCCGCAGCAAGGAACATCTGCTCGCTGTGGACAGCACAGGCGCTTACGCACTTACAGACAGACCGCAGGGCGGCTCGACCATCACGGTTGACTCCGCGCTGTCCGACACAAGCGAGAACCCTGTGCAGAACAAGGTTGTTCAGGCGGCTTTCGATGAGCGCGATGGGTTGATGCAGAAGTGCCAAATCGTTACCGAAGCAAGCGAAAACCGATGGGATAAGGATTCTGCTTCGACCGGGCTGCTTGGACTCGACGGTCGCCTCTACACGGGTGGGAGCTACGATAACTATTGCTATTACAACATCGGTAACGTCCGCGAAGGCGATGTTATCACGTCCTACAAAAAACAAAGCGCCGCAGTCGATAGCGCGTCCATGCAGCGCGTCGTGTGCTATGATTCTGGCGGAAATGCCGTTGTAAGCGCGGGAACGTCAACTGCAACACAGAGCTTTACTGTCCCGAGCGGAGTTGCAAGTGTTGCAATCTGCACGACAACAAACACGGGGTTAACCTATAACTACATGATTCTGGTAAACGCAGAATCCGCTCCAACCGACTACATCCCGTATATCGAGCACAATGTGTTTTACATGGCGACAGAGGACTTTCTGCCGAAAACATCCCGTCTGGATAAAGTGAACACGCTCCTTGGCTCGGATTCTCCGTCTGCCTCTGCCGCGACGCTTGCGAGTGGAACAACTCTGACGATTGATAACGCGCCTTATTTCATCAAGAAGAACGTGACGGTCTCCGCTCGGATGGAGTTTGAGACATTCACGTCCGTCGAGATCGGCAAAGGGCGGAACAGCTATCGTGGAAAGAGTGTTATTGTTGACGGCACGAACATCACGCAAGTCAGCTACAACGACAGCGGTGTTGCGGTGCTCGGAACTCCTGCCGCGCACGGTCTGACGATTTCCGACTATCTGCAAGTCACGATGTTCATGGGAGCGGACGGAAAATACACAGCCACTCTCAACACGACGAGCGGAACATTTGCGACGGAGATGAACTTCGGCGGCGAATGGAATTATGCGCCGTTCATCTACGCCGAACAGGATATGACCGACGTAAAGCTCAGCTATGACTGCTCTGATCTGCGCTGCCCGATGTGGGTGTTCGGTGACAGCTATATCGGCCTGTATGACAATCGCGTCGGCGGGCAACTCCGGCAGCTCGGTTTCTTTAATTTCGCGCTTGTTGGTGTTGCTGGCGGCAGAGCCAACGACGGCAGTAAAGCGACCTATCCCGACCTTCAGAGGATGCTTGCGCTTGGAACGCCGAAATATATCATCTGGACTCTCGGCATGAATGGCGGTGACGCAGCGAACGTCGCGTTCCTGCCTACATTGATCGAGCTGTGCGAGGAAAAAGGAATAGAGCTGATCCTCTACAAAGTTCCGAGCATCCC